GGTAGTAAAATAATAAGATTACCTAAAAAGTAACCAGCTAACGGATAGAATCCAATAGCCGACACGATAAGTGTTTCACAAGTGTATATTATATTGATAATCAATATGGTATGCACTTTTTATTTCCGTTAGAATTAAATCGTAAATTTGTATGAACAGAGAAGTAGACGTAAAGATTGACCAATTAATGAAGGAAAAGAATTATTTGGAAGCTAAACTTGAATTGATTGTTAGAGAATTGCGACTCACTGTTCTTAAAAATAGTATCACAAATGTTAATGCACATCATACAACTGACAGAAGATGAAGATGAAAGCTATGAGTTCCAAGATAATTCAGAGGAATCAGATGCTTATGTCAACATTTACCAAGTAGTTAGCGTTACTGCTGATGAGGAAAATGATGAAAGATGTTTTGTGTATATGACAAATGAAGATTACTTCTATGTGAACGAATCAATGAATAGTTTTATTATGAGGTACCAAGCTATGCTTTACGGTACTGTATTAACAAAATTTTACGATAGTTCTAATAAACAGAATTAAGATGCTCTCTCATAGGTGTTTGGTTGGTTTTGGTGAAGGCTCCAGGTAAAATCTGGGGCTTTTTTTATAATAAAGAACCCCCCATAAGAATATGGAGGGCCACCTATTTATCTACAAAACACAACACTTTACTTTTTTTGGTACTCTTTGACTGCAAATGTAACTAATCCTACAATAGAAAGTACATATAAACCTCTAAAGGTTAAATGCCAATATATAGGATTCCATTCTGCGATTAAGAAAGCAAATGGTATATAAACCATTACCATTAGTGCTAATAAACCAATCATTGCTTCAAGTATATTTTTCATAATAGTTAATTTAGAAAGGTAATTTTTCTTTTACTTCGCCATCTGGCTTCCATGGGTCAATTTCTACATAGAAATCTGATTCACCAGGATTGTGTGACTTCTTCATCTTTACTAAGATGTTAGCCCATCCTTTGTTATCTTTAGCAAAGTCATTTAACTTTTGTAAGTCATCTGGCCCTAAAGAGATTTTTCTTAAACTACCGAATGCTGTTGTTAGTGTAAAGCATCTCCCAAGGTAGAGTTCTTTTGATTTAGACATTTTGTTTGGTTTTTATTGTTATAAACTTTTTTTTAATTGCTCTTTTAACTTAGTGAGGTAAAGACTAAAGTCTAATGCCTCTTCTATAGCGTGTTCAATCCATTGTTCTGTTATTAGGTCATTTCTGTCAAGGTCGGTTCCGTATTTCTCAAAGCCAATCCTTGCTCTGTCTTTTAAACGATTGATAACATTCTCAACGACTGAATCGTACTCGTAGTTATTCTGCATCTTTTTTATATTTTTTTACTTGTGCTTTTAAGGCTTCTCTCCACTTTAAGTCTACAGTACCATCATCCAAGATGTCTTGAATAAGCTGTATTGTCTCGTTAGATACAAACTCTTTAGCTTTCTTTGTAGCTTTTACTACTTTTTCTTCTTTGTTTTCTAATTCTAAGTTTTCCATAATTTAATTTTTATATTTCCATTTATATCCACCAGCGTGTTTGTAATTTATATGATTGTTACAGCATTGAGATATACTTGAATAGTTAATGCCAGTTTTTTTATAAGCCTCTCTTGTTGACCCATATAAATTTATTAATTCACCAGTTTTTAAATCATATTGACCAACTTCTTTTGATTTATGATTTTTATAACCAGTTTTACCAAAAGTAGGATTATTTTCTCCTTTTCTACCATACATAGGATTTTTTTCGCCTATTTGCAAATACCCTTTACCATATCTAAAACTATTTTTACCACTTAATTTTATAATAGTTTCTTTAGTATGTTTAAAATTTACAGAACCTTTACCACCATCTGTAAGGTTAACTAAGTCTCCAGTACCTAAATCAATTCTACCATAATCTATAATCATACCATACTCAATATTACAAGCATCTTCATAGCTTATGCCAGAAATTAATATATCAACATCATATCCAAATTTATTTACAATATTATGCCAGTGCTTATTTCTATTTCTATTACAATATGCTCTTTTAGTATTAATACCAATTCCGATATAAAATACTTTATTATTATCTAATCTTCTATGTTGATATACTATTGCCATTACCTTCCTTGTCCCCTATATTTTTTTGGTTTGCCTTGGTGTTTATTGTAAGATTTTTTAGCCCTACCCATTTTTCGCTTCCCGAAATTCTTTTTCTGATTCCCTCCAGCTGAAGATTTTAGTTTCGCCATCTTTAAATATTTCTAATTTTATTGTTTCATCTGATGTCTGGCTACATAACATACTTGCTCCTCCTGCTAAACCTAACTGAGTTAAAAAAGTAAACTGCTCTGGACTAATCCTATCCCCTAACTTCTTAATCTCACAAGCTACAAACTGACCATGTTTCTTATCATAACCGATAATATCTGGAACTCCTTTCCTCCCAATAAACGCCCTACCTTTTACAGCAAGGTTATTATTTCTCCATACCTCCATCCCTCTTTGTCCTAAATAGTCAATCATCATTTTGGTCAGCTCGGAAGCTGTTTTGTATGTTGCCATAAACCAAAGTTACAATATATTTATATATATTATACATAACGAATCATCTCCTCTATTGGAACTTGCACATATTTGACGTTTCCTTCGACCTTAGTATTGTTCACTCTAAAGTACCTACGAGCCTTTTTTCTAAGCATTTCTGACCTCATAAAGTATATTCTATCCCTTAAATCAAAGTTAATAGCAAAGAACTCTACATTTTTATCAGCTATTCCAGAAGGCTGGTTGTCTCTCTCATATTCTAACCACATAAACCCGTCTAATAATGCTGTAGGCATCTGTATTACTAAAATCTTAGTGTTCTTAGCAAACAACTTTATAGCTTGATAGGTACCATCAGCATTACGAGCCTCTTCTATCTCGAACTTACGTCTATTCCTATAGCCATTATGCTTACCCATTAGAATAATCTATAAATGTCATTGTTTCTGGTAAAAATCTAAGCGGCAAGTTTTTTGTGGTGCCATGTCTATTCTTCTCAACCTTACAGATAACTAAATCATTGGTAGCATATTCTGTTCCACCAATCTCTATTGGATTAGTCATCTCATAGTAATTAGGCCTCATCAACATAATAACTGCATCAGCATCTTGCTCGATAGAACCAGATTCTCTAAGGTCAGATAGCTGTGGCATCTTGTCTCCTCGTTCCTCTACTCTACGAGATAATTGAGATAGGGCGATAATGGGTACTTGTAACTCTTTTGCTAAGGATTTAAGGCTTCTGCTTATTAAACTCACCTCCTGCTCTCGGTTTTGGTTGTTTTTGCCTTGTCCACTCATAAGCTGTAGGTAGTCGATAAAGATTACTTTAATGCCATACTTCTGCTTCATAATGGTTGCCTTTGCTCTAAGTTGCGAAATACTTATACCGCCCATATCTTCAATATGTAGAGGGGAAAGTAATATCTTATCATCAGTTTTTAGTAGTATCTTTCTTTCTGCGTCATTCAAATTATTCATTCTAAGGCGTTTTAACGGTATCTCACTAGTTATTGACTCTAACCTTTCAACTAACTGCTCGGAGCTCATTTCGAGGCTAAAAATGGCCGTAGGAACCTTATTTGTAATACATAGGTGGTAAATACTTGAAAGCATAAAAGCTGTCTTACCCATTCCTGGTCTTGCAGCTATGACTACAAAGTCTGGTCGGCACCATCCAGCTAAAGTGTTATTAAGCTCACTAAATCCAGTATCATAACCTAATAACTCACCGCTTTGTGCCTTATCTCTTGAGTAGTTTAACGATAAAATGACATCAGTTATTGTCTTTTCATGGATATTTCCATACTCTTGTAAAGCTATAAGTTTACTATTGACTGCAGAAAGTAAATCTATAGCTTGACTATCGTTGTCTAAACATTCATATTCGCTTTGTTTAAACAGCATAAATGCTTCTCTTTTCTTGTAAATCTCAATAAGCATCTCAATATGGCTATTGACATTGTGTGCTCCAGTTACATTATCAGTTAACTTAGATAGATAAAATGCACCTCCTAATTCTTTGTATGCCTCATCATCTTTAAGTCTTTGGTTTAGGGTAGTTATGTCTACATAAATTCCAAAATCATACATTTTTTTTATTACGTCAAAGATTTTTTGGTGTCCTAAATCATAAAATACTTCAGTTTTTAGGTGTCCAACAACTAATGGCAATGTTCTTTTATCCATTAAAATTGCACCAAGTACTATTTTCTCTAACTCTCTGCTCTGTGGTAGTGTTACTAATTCCATTATTTAAGGCTGATTTTAGTTGTTTGTTGTGTAGTTGGTGTAAACTGATTGCTATTTCTCTTCCATGTTCTTACTGCTGCTTTCCAATCCTTCATAGGATTTTTACCTATCAACCATCCTCTTGCTTCATAATGGTCTATAAATTGTGAGCCATCTAAAGTAAATCCAATTTCCTTAGAATATTCATTTATTTGTTCAGCCGTAGGCCTTATAAATGTATTCTTATTGTTAGTATTATTGTTAGGTAAAGTTTTTT